GTGCTGGAGTAGCACTTGCATTGGTAGCATTTACAAATTGAACGGAAAGAACGCCAGGGTTATAACAATCAGCCTCGCCAGGGATGATACCCACGGTTTGAATGCCAATAGCGCCGATAACCAAAATCAAATCAGTTGTTTGCAGGCCAGGGACGCTAAACGTCTGAACTGCGCTGGTATAGGCAGCAACAGCGGTAGGTGCAAGGCTAGGGGCGATGTAAAAAGTTTCGTGGGAATTACCACGGGTGATGGTCGTAGAAGACATATTGATTCCTTTGAAAAGGTGAGAAATTGTAACCCGAAAAGAAAAAAAGCCATCCCTTTTGAGGACGGCCTTCCTTCTATCTATACCCGTTTAGAACGGGACGCTGAAGTCGTAGCCGTAGACATATACGTCAAACGTAGCGCCTGCGACTGGAGTAGTCAGACCAGCAGTTACGTTCAAGTACAGGTTTTGCACGGTAGCAGCGGTGGCGGACGACGAAGCGGCAACCAACGACACACCTTGAGGAGTAGTCAAGTTACCAGCGGTGATCGCGCCGAACAAGCTAGAACCACCCGAAGTCGTAGCAACGCCGAGCGCCAATCCGGTAGGAGTGACAGAAGCGCCGCTGGCGTTCAGGTTGGTAACCATGAGGCTTTGAGGCAGATAAACGGTGCTATTGACCACTTGGAAAGCATAGTTTCCGGTGGCGTTAGCGGTCACGTTCTTGATCGTGCCAATAAGACGCAGGGTGGTGGCGGTCGTAGCGCCTTGGGGGTGAGTAGTATTAGTTACTGCTGGGCCTGGATTTGCCATGATAGTTTCCTTAAAAAAAAGTTAGTAAACGGGGCCGAAGCCCCATTCAGGTTTAGCTAGCGATGCGGCAAGCCAACTCAGGGTAGAGTGGCGCCCATCCATACAGTACATCCAAACGAGTCGGGCATTCTGTTACTTTCGGCCTTTCGGCTTACTGACCATTTTTCAATGGCGGGGTAGATTCTTCGATCCACCCTCTGAGACTTCGGATTTAAGTTACGTCTCAGTTCAGACTATCGCATCAACCTTGTTACAGGTTGTTTTCTCACTTAGTCGTTCACGGTGCTTTTTATCGCTTCCGCCTTGTTGTCTGCTTCCAGAGTTCCAAGTCAATCAGAGAAAATTTTTCCTTAACACCTTACAGTATTAGGCCACCATAGCAAACATTTTATCGTTTGCACCGTTAATGGAATCGTTGTTAATTGTGTACTGGCGAACCACACGCATAGACAGACCGATTTCTTTGTCCGAAGCACGACCAGCAAAGTGAACGCCATCAGGCAATTCAAGGTCAGCCACAGCCAAAGTAAACGCATTGCGGTGCATCATGATGTTCTGAGGAGAAGCAACGCCGGTGTTATTAAACGCCGTGATGTTCTGAGAACCAGAGGATGTAATGCTCACGTTTTGGAATTGACCAGCGGTGATGATGGCGGGGCTTACTTGCACCGAGGTAGCGCCGGTTCCAACGGTAGTCGTAGCCATAACCACAAAGTTGCGCAGCTTGCCGTAAGATTGACGGTTCTGAGGGTTGACAGCATACACGCCAGGGATAGTGAACACGTCACCAGCATTGAGCGTGGAGGCAGACGAAGCAGCCAAAGAGATAGTCGAGAATTGCGACCAGCCGGAGGTCAGGAAGCCAGTGCCGGTAGACACGTTGATGGCGATGGTGTTTGCAGACCAGCTACCAAAGGTTTGAGACACGACGTTCTGATCAAGTTTCCAGTTCACGCCAGCGGAATCACGACCCATCAGGCCCTTGCGGTACTGCTCGCCGATAGCTTCTTGGGGAACGAAAAGACCCTTGAGGCTGTCAACGATAGTGGCAGAGGTGAACGGCTCGATGATGACCGAACGACGACCGTCGCGGGGAGCGCCTTCGCTGTCCAGGTAAGCACCAGCGGTCAGATAAGTAATCAGACCAGTGGGAGGCGTACCAGCAGTACCGACGATGTTGGCGGTGTTCAGGTTAGCCATAACCATACCGTCACGGTCAATCTTGTTAGCGATTGCGGCAACAGCGGGTTTCAAAACGCGGCTAGAGAACATATCCAACGACAAAGCGAGGTCTTGCGTGGTGAACTGGGTATCAACGTGGAATTGAGTGCTCAGAGTCACGGGAACGCTAGATTCGTTGAAGTCTTCAACATTCAAAGCAGGGCCGGTAGTACCGATGAAACGACCAGGTTTACGGACGTTAACGGTGTTACCGATTTTTGCACCAACCACAGCGAACTGGTCGTCGTAGTTACGGTCAACTTCCGAAGTGAAAGTCAATTCGTTCTCCAAGACCATCAACGCTTCGTTGGTGATCTTGGAAATGGTTAGGAGTTGGTTACTCATTTCATTTCCTTTGAATTAAATATGAACAAAAAAGGGTCTGTCAGCGAATCCGACCTTGTTTTCGTGCTGCTTTCCACTGTGAGTAAGTTCCGTGGAATTGACCGTTTGAGTCAATAGCTACATCCGCTACTCCAGCCGCAGTGCGAATCGGTTGAATTGGCGCTGGCGCTTTACTTTTAACCACAGGCTTTACTTCTTCAGGCTTGGCTTCAAACCTTGCCTCCAGTTTCCCCAACTCTTTCATGGCGGCTTTTTCCGTCATACCAGCAATCTTTTTGGCGAGGTCTGAGTTCTCGGCTAAGTGATACAGGATTTTTGGGCCTACATCGCTCTCAAGAATCGCATCACGTACCGAGTCGCTTACAACTACGTCACTTGATGCCACCATATCGTCAAAATCAGGCAATTCTGCTTTGGCTTGCTGTACCTTTTGACCCCAAGTCTCATAAACTTTTTGTCGTTGGGCAGCAGCTTTTTCCTCAGCATCACGCCTATCACGTTCCTGAAGCGCTTTTTCTGTCGAATACTCTGCAAGAGCCTTCGCATATTCAAACGCATCCTGAAACTGGCTAGGTTGCGGTTCTTCGTCAACAGGCGCAGCCTTTTGGGGCTGTGTTTGTCTCTCAAGAGCCGCTAGACGTTCTTCCAGAGCTTGCCTTTGCTCACGTTCACGTTGCGCTTCTTTACGCGCTTCTTCACGCTGCTTGGTAATCTCTGAAAACCTCCGTTCGAGTTTCGGATTCTGTTTCCGTTCACCCTCTGGCTTGGCTTCCTCTTTCGCTTCCTCTGGCTCACTCCCACTAACATCATCCAATACTGGCTCTGTTGGAGTTTCCTCAACAACAGCCACAGGCTCGGATTCTGTTTGGGCTAAACCCAGTTTTTGTGCATAGAACTCAGCCGCATTTTCGCTAGTCAATACTTGACCTGCTTGGTTTTCGGACATACGTTTCCCAACGATTTAACCCTGTGTACCTCACAGGTAAGGTTTAGTAGCCATTATGCTACTGATTTTGTTGATTTGCAATGTCTTGATTAGCCTGATTTGCGTAAGCGTATTGTTCCGCATTACGCACTTGGATTTCCTTCTCAAGGCGCTTGGTGTCCATGTGGTGAAGCAGCAATTCCATGATTGCTTCAATCTCCACTTTGTTCTGTGAGGTAATGGCGCGGGTATTCTGGTCGTTGACCTTGACTTCTGCCATTGTCTCGGTATTGTGTGCCTTGGCTGTCTGGCGCATCAGTTCACGCTTAGTTTCAGCGTCTTGCTTGACTTGCTCGATGTCGGCGCGTTGCTTCATGGCAACTTCCATTTGCTGCATCTTCTGCTGCATTTCTTGTACTTGCGCCTGAGCTTGAGCCATAGCCATTTGGATTTGTGGTGGCACATCCGATTTTTCGTCAATCTTAGACAATGGGTTGAGCGTAGCCAAGCGGTCTGCAATGACGTCTGCACCAGGGAAGTCCATGTTCCTGAACCACAAATCGCCAATCTGAGACATAAGCTGCGGGTCTGCCGACAAGATAGGCGTGATTGTCTCCAAAGCCTCTTGCCGCTTGCTGTTGTAGCCTGGGCCTGTGTCCATCACCACATCGTAAAGACCCACAGTCAGGTCGTTTTTCATGAGGTTGTTCACGGCATCACGCTCGTTGACCGTCACCAACTCAGGCTTACCGTCATCACCAATAATCC